CTCGCCAACAAGGGCGACACCGCGAGAGAGATCTTGGGACGTATTCAGAACGCTTACATGCATCTGCCCAAGTGGCTGCAGCAGGGCACCACGGTCTGGAACAAGGGATCGTTCGAGCTCGAGAACGGGTGCAAGATCATCGCGGCCGCCACCACGTCGGACAACGTCCGCGGTCACTCCATCTCGATATGCTACCTCGACGAGTGCGCGTTCATCGACAACTACGACGAGTTCTTCGCGTCCGTGTTCCCGACGATCTCGTCCGGCTCCGAGACGAAGATCATCATGACCTCGACGCCGAAGGGTCTCAACCACTTCTACAAGACCGTGAAGCTCGGCAAGGAGGGCAAGAACGGATACCACGTGATCGAGGTGCCGTGGCACAGAGTTCCGGGCCGCGACGACAACTGGAAGAAGAAGACGCTCGAGGCGCTTAACGGCGACGAGGAGAAGTTCGACCAGGAGTTCAACATCCAGTTCCTGGGCTCGTCCGGCACTCTCATCTCCGGTTGGAAGCTCCAAGAACTCACCGAGCTCAAGCCAATAATGAAGAACCAGGACGGGCTGAGCCAGTACAAGGCGCCGGTGAAAGACCGCAAGTACGTGATAATAGTTGACGTCGCTCGCGGAAAGGGCCTCGACTACTCGGCCTTCTCAGTCATAGACATCACCTCTATGCCGTACGAGCAGGCCTGCACGTTCCGGAGCAACGGTATCCTCGTAGCCGACTACGCCGACGTGGTGTACCAGACGGCTCGCCTCTACAATCAAGCCTACGTGCTGGTAGAGATCAACGACATCGGCGAGCAGGTCGGGTGGACCCTCCAGAACGAGTTCGAGTACGAGAACCTATTCATGACGGAGTCGGCCGGCGTCAAGGGCAAGAGACTGACCTCTGGATTTGCTGGATCTGGTAAAGATCCGGGAATTCGCACGACCAAGCCGGTCAAGTCTACCGGGTGCTCGATGCTGAAGATGCTCGTCGAGCAGAACCAGCTCATAGTCAACGACGCCAATACCATAACGGAGCTCTCGACCTTCTCGAAGAAGAGCAATACTTACGAGGCCGAGCCGGGCTGCAACGACGACCTCGTGATGGGTCTCGTGCTCTTCGGGTGGATGACGAACCAGCAGTACTTTAAAGACCTCAACGACATAAATACTCTAACTAAGCTGCGAGAGAAGACGAAGGAAGAAGTCGCCGAAGACATGGTACCATTTGGATTTGTATCAGACGGCAGGGATGATGGAGTGTTTACGTCCGCCGACGGCGATAGATGGCTCGTGGTCGATCGTTCCATGGAGAACGACATCCTATAAATAACCGAAGAATTAAGCAGATGAGAAATTCTGATCAAGGAGAACAAGAATGCCATTCCAGCTAAGCCCTGGCGTAAATGTAACCGAAATTGACCTGACGACAGTAGTTCCAGCCGTATCGACCTCGGTTGGTGCGATCGCCGGCGTGTTCGGATGGGGTCCTGTAAACCTGAGAGTGACCCTCGCGGCTGAGACCGACCTAGTAACTCGCTTCGGTCGCCCGTCGAACCTCAACGCCGAGACCTGGTTCACCGCAGCCAACTTCCTCAGCTACTCAAACAACCTCATCGCAGTCCGCGCGGCAAACACTGCCGGCGCGACTCCGGCCGTAAGCTTCTCAGCCACGTCTTCTAACAACGTCCTGACGACGGCGAATACTACCGGCCTAGTGGCTGGAATGTACGTGTCTCAGACGAGCAACACGACGGTCGTCACTTCCGGCAACGGCGTGACTATCTCTTCGGTAAACTCATCGGCCATCGTTCTTTCTCAGAACGCGGCGGCGACAGGCACGGTCACTCTATATCTCGCCAGCCCGAACTCTTCGTACACCGCGCTCGGCGTCGTGGGTGGAGCTCAGGTCTCTAACCTCGCCGCGCAGGTCGTCAAGAACGACAACGCCTACGCAAACATCGACGGGACGTTCGACTCGAACGTACTCTACGTCGCTCGCTATCCAGGCGGAGTCGGTAACTCTATCCGCGTATCTGTCTGCGACAGCGCCAACGCCTACGCGTCGAATGTTTCTCTCTCGAACAACACTTGGACGTCGACGAGCATGGCCCTGACGATCGGGTCCAACACGGCTACTATAACTGCCTCGAACGGCTCGGCCGCTAACACGACCTCTAACACGTTCGTCGCCGGCATCGCGGCAAACTTCGCCGTTGGCGACGTGCTGCAGGTAGGCAACTCGGCGATCGGTACTCAGTACTTGAAGATCACTTCGGTCGCAAACGCCGTAACCAACTCGACCGTGTCTTCCGTGACTATTCAGCTACAGGATACTTATCGCCTGGCGGTAAACTTTAACACGTCAGACGCAGGCAACGGAAACACGATTCAGCGCCACTGGGAGTTCTTCAACGTAGTAGACACGGCCCCAGGCCAGTCAAACTACGTCAAGAGCTTCGGCAACACCGCCGCCAACGACGAGCTCCACGTCGTCGTCGCAGACAACGGCGGTCTCTTCACCGGCGTTCCGGGAACAATTCTAGAAGTTTATAAGAGCGTCTCTCGCGCCAGTGACTCTAAGACAGTCGGTGGTGAGAACAACTACTACAAGACGGTCATCAACCACGGATCTCAGTATATCTGGTGGGCGAACGACCGCTCAGGCGCGGCATCGGCAAACTCGATGAACGTCGCCTCATCGACGAACAACGCCGCTCTCAACATGCAGTTCGCCCTCGGCACAGACGGCGACAGCGAGAGCGTTGTCCCGCTCGCGGTGGTGACTCAGGGATACGACCAGTTCGCCTCTGCCGAGCAGGTAGACGTCTCTCTCGTCCTCCAGGGCAAGGGCATCGGTGGGTCGACAGTATCTGGCGGCCAGACGGTGAGCAACTTCCAGCTCGCCAACTACATCATCGATAACATCGTGACTCAGCGCAAGGACTGCGTCGCCATGATCTCTCCTGACAAGTCTACGGTCGTCGGTAACGTCGGGTATGAGACTTCATCGGTCGTAAACTGGCGCAACGTGATCCACGACGCGTCTTACGCAATCATGGACTCGGGCTATAAGTACCAGTACGACCGCTACAACGACCTGTACCGCTGGATACCGCTCAACGGCGACGTCGCCGGTCTCTGCGCCCGCACAGACCAGACAAACGACGCCTGGTGGTCGCCAGCCGGCTTCAACCGTGGTCAGATCAAGAACCTGGTGAAGCTCGCATATAACCCTCAGAAGACCGATCGCGACAACCTCTATAAGAACGGAGTAAATCCGGTCGTGTCGTTCCCTGGTCAGGGCGTGGTACTATACGGAGACAAGACGCTGCAGTCCAAGCCGTCGGCGTTCGACCGCATCAACGTCCGTCGTCTCTTCATCGTCCTCGAGAAGGCCATCTCGACGGCCGCGAAGTTCTCGCTCTTCGAGTTCAACGACGCCTTCACACGCCGTCAGTTCGTCAATCTCGTAACTCCATACCTGAGAGACGTACAGGGCCGCCGTGGCATCTACGACTTCAAGGTAGTATGCGACGAGACTAACAACACAGCACAGGTCATCGACACGAACAACTTTGTCGGTGACATCTACATCAAGCCGGCTCGCTCGATCAACTTCATCCAGCTGAACTTCGTGGCCGTCGCCACGGGCGTCCAGTTCTCTGAGGTGATCGGACAGTTCTAAAATAAGCAATAAATAAGAGAAAGAACAAGGAGCTAATAGATGGCTTTTAATATCGACGAGTTTAAGACGAGAGGCCTACAGTACGGTGGAGCTCGTCCGGCACTGTTCCAGGTCGCCGTGACTCCACCGGCACCGATCGGTCTAGACCTGACATCGGCGCAGAAGTTTCAGTTCGCAGCTCAGGCCTCGAGCATACCCGAGTCTACCGTCGGGTCAATCGAGGTACCGTACTTCGGTCGTAAGATCAAGATCGCCGGCGACCGCACGTTCGGCGACTGGCGCGTAACCGTAATGAACGACGAGGACTTCGGCGTTCGCGCCATGTTCGAGAAGTGGTCGAACGCCCTGAACAGGCTCGTCTCCAACACCCGCCAGGCCGACGTCGACTTCGAGAACTACAAGGCAGTGATGAACGTGATCCAGTACGGCAAGGACGGATCAGTCCTTCGCGAGTACGAGATCATCGGAGCCTTCCCGACTACGATCGACGCCATCGACCTAAACTGGGATACTCAGAACCAGATCGAGTCATTCAACGTATCGTTCGCGTACGACTACTGGGTACCGCTCGTTGAGATCTCCGGCAAGATCGCCGGCGGCATCAACCAGTACTCAGGCAACCTATAAGTAGTCTAGTAAGTATTATACTATTCGAGTGAGTGAACCCTCGCTCTTGGAGAGAAGTAAATGGCCTCATTGTTCGGATTCGAGTTCCGAAGAGTACAACCTGTAGAACCGGAGCCGTCGTTTGTACCGAAGGAGACAGACGACGGAGCTCTTACTATATCGGCGGCCGCCGCCTACGGCACGTACGTCGACCTAGACGGAACAGTCCGAACCGAGGCCGAGCTCGTCACCAAGTACAGAGAGAGTGCTCGCCAGCCAGAGATCGACTCGGCCTGCGACGAGATCGTGAACGAGATGATGGACATCGCCGAGAACAAGATCGTTACTATCGATCTCGACCACATCGACGCCCTCACAGATCCGGTAAAGAAAAAGATACAGGCCGAGTTCGAGTACTGCCTATCTCTCCTCGACTTCGAGCGCAGGGCTTATGAGATCGCCCGCCGCTGGTACGTAGACGGTCGCCTCTACTACCACGCGATGATCGATCAGAAAGACACGAAGGCCGGCATCAAGGAGATTCGATACATCGACCCTCGCAAGATTCGCAAGGTCCGCGAGATCTCTAAGAAGAGAGTGCGCGGAGGAGAGACGAGCGAGTCGGTCATTCAGAAGGTGCAGAACGAGTACTACATCTTCAACGA